CTTCGTTAGCCATCAATGATTCAGTACCACGTGCTTTAACTTCTAAGTCACCTTTAATCTCAGGATCGAAGTCAAACTGCATGTTAAATGCAAACAAAGCTTCACCAATAGGGCGTAACAAATAATCGTCTACATTTTTAATAACAGATTTGATACTTCCTTGTGCAGCACCCATAAGCATAGAGATGCCTGATGCTGTACGACCTACACCACTAACACCTGTCTGACCATGTGCAAATGATGGGAAGCCTGTTGACTCATCTGCTAGTACACGTGCCTTATCAAATAGCTGTAGGTTTTCACCCGCTACGTTAGGGAACTTAGTACCAAAGATTGCTTGACCCGGAGCACCACCTTGTCTGCGGAACACCTTGCCGGGATATACAGATAAGTCTTGACCCGGCACTAGGTTTGTTTCATCCACTTCAATTAGTAGGTTGCCTGACAGTACAGCGTTATCAACAGCCATACGCATAAAGCCATTCATCAACGTCTGTGTGTCATCCATGTTCTCGGCAATACCTACACCAAAGAAGCTGTATGGGTTTAGTTCATATGGTACAGCGTAGTATGGAATCTTAGCTGGTTTAAATGGGTTTAGAACTGTACGAATAACACGCCCGTTACAAATCCAAATATTGGCGTTAAGCTCGCCATACTCCATCATGTCTTCTGGAATCTCAATGCCAAAGTCTTCAAGCATTTCTACATCAACATTGCCCCAATACTCCAACACTTCAAAACGATCAATGCCCGTATCGACATCGTAGTCTTGCAAATCCTGTTCCCAGTATTTCTGGTCGTAGCTTTCGCCCTGACTAATGATGTGATCAATAACATCGTTACGGAAGAATGGACGTTTCTTAAGTGCACGTAGCTGTGAACGAGACATCTTATGACGTTCAATTACGTACTGTGCTTCATCCATGTTTGCTGCATCTGGATCTGGGTAAAAGTTCCAACATGACACGTGCGACACTTGTGGCACTGTCTTAATCGTTGGCTCATACTCGCCTTCATCATTCCAGTTTGGATATTCTTTATCAACAGCAAATGGACCTTTCATAATGCCAGTGCCGAACAATGCCATCTCAAATGCAGTAGAGCGCAGCTTCTTACTAGCACTGCTTTCCTCTAGCTGATCCATGATTTTCTTTTCCATCTTCTTAGCTGCAACCATAGCAGGGAAGAAAGTCATTGCAGATGGAGTTACACCTACACCTTCTTCAAGAGATGGAATATCTTTTAGCTTATCTTCTAGCCCACCCAACTTATCTTTGTAATCCGCACCAAAGATGTCATTAACCATTTTAGCTAATGGATCTTGTTGATCTTCAGGTTTCTTACTGTCAAAGTTAACGGCTTCCATAACACCTTCAGGAAGTCGTGTAGGATCTACAGACAATGGGAATTTGTTATTGGCAAATAGTACATCAACAATTTGACCATACGCAGCTAGAGTTTTGGTTTTAGTAACTTTAATAAAAACCCTACTCTTTTCTGCTTCAGTAAATTGTACATCTGCACCGTAAATACCACGATAGTTACGATAAGCTTTGAGCCATCGCTCTTCATCATTCAGTCGTGCATCTTCTGCTTTCTGATACTTATCTTCTACAAAACGCAACAGCTCATACGTACCTGCGTCTTCTACATAAATATCTTCAGCATCTTCAAGTGCAATAGCACTATCTTCAATATTAAGATCTTCTTCCATTATCTTTCCTGTTAGTAGCCGAAGGTAGGATCAGCGATACGCTGGTGGCTATTTAATGTTGAGGAGGTTGGGTCATAGTCCCAATTACTAAAGCGGGGTCTAGACATTATGCCATAGCGCAATGCATCATACAAGTGATCCTCTGCCCTTGTATCTATATCTTCTGGATTCTTCTTGTCCAGTGGTAGTATTGGTAATTGTGCAATCAAGTTAGTGCAATTATCAAATATAACCATGCGAGGTTTTTCAGTCCACTCATCTATTTGTAAGCGTCTGTGTATTTCGTTCTTACCTGATACACGAGAACCTGCGCTACGATCAGATGGCCTCCACCTACACCCACGCATAATCATCTGCTCAGCCAGAGATGGACCAGTATCACCCCTACGATGCCATAGAGAGCTATCCAATACCCCGTATTTAATATTTCCATCGTCAGCTTCTATTTCCATAATCATGTCAGCTAAATCGGTAGCCAACACTTTAGTTACATACAACTCACGATAAATAATAAGCTGATCATCAGGAGCTACAGCAAACCATATAACAGCAGACCAACTGCCATACCCATAGTCACAAGCACGAAACTTAGTCCAGTTTTGCGGGATGTCGTATGGCTCTACTACATGCACATTTCTGTCAAACTCAGTAAAGGCTGCACCTTCAGCAATATCCCAACTACCTTCTAGAAGCTGCTTACGTTGCATCTCTGGTAGAGAGAGTAGCATTGCTTCATAGTCACCTTGTTCATATAGGTGTGGATTGTCTGACAAGAAAGCAGGAATAAACCTACGCTTAAACAGCGGCTGTCCTGCCTTCTCATGTTTAGGTGGGTAGCGCAACACTTCGCCTGTCTCGCTATCTGTAGCATCAAATGCCTGCCCCGCCTTAGCTGGGTCAATGAACATCTTCTTAACCCATGCATGTCCCGGACCACCCGGGTTGGTTGTAGCTCGCATGTACACAGGCATATCAGTTGCAGTACTACGCAGACGAGAACGCATGTAGTTCCATGCAAATGGAGTGTGCCATTGTGTCAATTCGTCAAAGCCAATCCAACTAAATGCCTGACCCTGATAGCGCAATACGTCATCGTCCCTATCTAGATATGAAAACCACAAACGTGCACCACTAGGTGCTGTCCATTGCATCTTACGCTCAGACCATTTAATGCCGGGCCATATCTTTGGATAGAGTTCCTGACTCTTCCATACAAGTTCCCTCAACTCCTCATTCGTATGACGAAGGAGAAGACCAGAGAAAGCGGGATGACCCATAAAACGTAGAGGATCTGCAAGCATCGCATATGATTTACCGCCACCCGCAGCACCACCGTATAATACTTCACGTTCACCTGCTGCTAGAAAGTCTGCTTGAGGACCAGCATTCGGTGCGAAGATAACATTCTTTTCTGCCAAGTCATCTTCAGTAGTTAACTGAGATGTACCTTCAACTTCAAGAATCGCTGATTGTTTCGGCTGCGACTTTCGCACCGATGCGTTTCGTTTCGTACTCTTCCGCTTTGGCGATTGCCGTTTTGTACCTTTCGGCCCACTGACGGAGAGTTGCAGCTCTTCGCTTATTCGATTGCTCACTTTCAATCCTTTTCTTTAAACCCATATGGGAGATACGTCTACCTGTATGTGTAGACAGCCAATTCGCCACCTCCCTATAACTATACTGCTGCAAGTATTTTTTAGCCTTCTCTAGTGCCTTTAATTCACTTGGGATTGGTTGCAGTACGTCTGGATCAGTTTCACACAACTCATAACCAAATGGTATATTATGTGCTATGCGTGGAATAGGAACGTATATTTCCTTATCCATGTCTGGTTGCGGCAATATCCATTTGCCTAAACTTCTTTCATTCATTCAGCATTTTTTGGTGGAAGTAGCATAACCCCACCACTACTCTCTACTTGTAACTTCTCAGTCTTAACAAGACCTACCCTATCCATAACTTCTTTAGCCGCATTCATCTTATCTTTCAAGCCAAGTTCAGTTGGATCAAGCATAGCTCCTACCATAGACACTGCTGCTAATGGAGCATTACGAGCTAGGTAAGATTGTGTAGCTTCCATGATTTCATCTTTCATGGAATTAATAATTTCTGTTGTTGAATAACCTGAAGCATACCCTGCCAATTCTTTAGCACGAATAACGTTTCCGTTAGCTTCGTCAAAAAGCACGGCAAGGAACTTCTGCTGTTTCTCCGTCAATTGTCTTGCCATTATATATTACCACTCTGGTTAAAGATTTCTTCTACTGTACATAGCGCATCCATATGCGGAGCAGCATTACCTGTAGCCTGTACAGTCATGTAGTCACCCGGATTAAATACAATGTACGCCCCGTCAAACTTAACATACTCACCGCTAGTCATGTTCTTACCACCCAGAATAGCAATGTGCTGTCCATCTGCCCTATGCCAAGAAATGTTAACTGTTGTGTTACCATCAGCATTAGATACAAATAGTAGATTCATTTGTGCATGACAATGATCTGGACATGTATACAAAGTATACACCTGATCCTCTACAGCAGCTTCTACGGAATACGTAAGGGTACGTGAAGGGCGTACAATAGCCATTGAGCTTTAGCTCCTTACTTCTTCTTCTGTTTACTTACCATACCACCACAAGCAAACTTCTGTGTTGGTTTCATCGATGCACCGCAATTGGCATAGCCACCTTTAGCTTTCTTAACCATACCACCTTTCTTGTAACCAGCAGTACCCTTACCCTTAAGTGAAGTACGAATACGTGCAAGGTTTTCTTTAGCTACTTGAAGTTTAGCAGCAGCTTCACGACTACCACTCTTAGCTTGTTCTGTGTACATAGCAACTTCTGCTTCTAGCTTAGCTGCTTGCTGACGAAGGCGATCACCCTCTTTCATACCTTGTTGTGTTGGTGTTGGCATTCTATGTTCCTTACCATTTAACTTTATCGGCCCAGTAAGCTGCAGACAACTTACCCTTAGCTATGTTCTTTGCATGCCTAGCCTTAAAGCTAGCACGCTTCTTCTTCATCTTATCTGATTCACCAGCCTTTGGCTTACCAGCTGTCTTAGCACCCTGCTCACCAAAACGAATCAACTTAACTGTCTCACCCTCTTTAGCAAGGACAGCATGACTCTTCTTAGGGTGATTAGGTGTACGCTTAGGTTTGTTATACCCCGCAAACTTTTCCCCACGATATTCAATAGCCATGCTGTTCTCCCTTACTTCTTAGGTAGCTTCAGTGAACGACCCGCATAGATTTTATTCTTATCTTTAATCTGTGGGTTAAGCTTCATTAGGTTAGCTACAGTAGTGCCATTAGCTTTTGCAATAGCAGATAGAGTGTCCCCTGACTTAATCTTGTACGATTTAGTTTGCGTGGTTTTAGAATTAATAATCTTGTTAGCGTCACGCTTAGACTTAGCAGCAGCTACATCTTTCTTCAAACCGCTGTTGCGTTTCTTCTGTGCATCAGAAGCTTGCTTAACACCCTTAGCAATAGTTTTGAGGTCACGCTGACTAACACCCTTAGTGCTAGAAGGTTTGGTTGAAGAAGCTTTACGTTCTGATGCACGCTTCTTAGCAGCAGCTTCATTCTTCTTGTTCTGCTGTTTCTTCTCAGCAATAACACCAGCACCAGCAGCAGCACCAACTACAGCAGCAGATGCACCAGCAGCCTTACCTGCTTTCTTAGCATCACTCTTAACCTTCTGCTCAGCCATACGATCATAACGTTCTTCAGTCTTCTTGCTAATAGAACGTACTTGACCTGTATCTTTATTGCGAGTGTACTTGTTCCCACGGTTAGTAGGCTTCAATGTACCCTTCTTCTTTGTAGCTTTCTTAGCTGTCTCTTTAACAGCTTTACTAATTAGGCGACCTAGTGCCATATTACAAACTCCTATACACCTAGTTTAGGTGTGTTCTTATACCAGCCTTCCGCTATCATAGCATCTTCGACTTCGGCTAATGAAAATTCCACACCAGTATGTTTGTACAAGGCTGCTCGTACATAATAAACATCACTGTGTGGAATATGTAAAGTGTCTAGCGGAACGCCTGTCACAAGGCAATCATAGACTTGTTCAAGTAATTGGGACATAGGTATACGTACAAATAGAAGATTGTCAATACATTAGTACAAATATATTCAGTACAAATGAGTAAGGATAGCTAGTGAGGGAAGGTTTAGATGCAGCATTGCAATAGACATACCTATGCTTAAACCCAGCTGCCGATTTAGCTACATTAGTAGTGTAGCATTTAAGTGCTCTTTCTCTTAACTAGAAGAAGCATTTAAGTGAAGGAAGGTTTAAATGCCTCTTTTCATTTCTGTGCTTTTTATATCTGTAAGGGGAACACTTAAATGAAGAAGCATTTACAATGTAAGTTATACACAAATAAAAAAGCTTGTCAAGTGAAACGCATTGCAAAGATGTAATTAGTCGTATTTGTACAAGTAACAGTCGCATTTGTACAATCTATTGCAAAGCCATCACACAAATGTTGACATTTATTTCTGTGGTCCATTACCCCCTCCCAACAGCTCGTGTAACACCACCCCTGTATATAGGGTAAATGAGAATGATTCTCATGTTTACACATTTTCCTGATCTGTTGCAGGGTGTGTATATACGTAACGTAGGCACCCCCAGTGGCTCTCGCCACCCCACCCTGAAACATCTTCGATGTTTTCCTTTAAAATCAAACACTTAGAATGTATTGTTATAGTATAACATTAAGTATGCTCGCTAAGTCATTGATTTCATTAGACTTTATTTCACTATAGATGATAGCATATCATCGATTGCATTAAAGGTGTCTTCTAAGTTGTTGTTTTAAAAGGGGTATCCGTCATCGTGGCGATGCATATATATCCCCCCACCATTGATGCACGCTATTAACGTGCTACATCTGTATTGACGTAGTTACGTTCACACTTACAACTGTTCACACTTACAACTGTTTATCACTACAACAATTACTGATGCACGGCACAAACGTGCTACACCATTGCCATATCATATAAACGATCGATTTGATCTATACATATTTCATTTCAATCTAAGCTCGAGAAGCCCCCAAAGAGCCGTTCTAAGCGATTTTGTGCTGACCCGCTACCTTACCATTACCCACACTTAAAGCTCGATTCTCCTTTAAAATCATACACTTACAAGCGATAGTTAAAGTGCCCCCCATAAAAAACCATTTCGTTATGACAAATTGAACTATCGCTTATGTTTGTTTTGTGTTATCGCACATGTGTTTCATTTATAAATAAATAGCTTATAACCAAAAGTTTGGTGCATATGACAAATCGGTATTAGACAAACGATTATCACTTGATCCATAATAGATTCATCGCTTCAAGGCGTGCGCTCTTTTACAATTCGGTTTGATTCACTGTTCTGCGCCTCCCTATTGGGTGGGCATTGAATAGCCCCTACTAAAAGCACAATGGCAAGTGTACCCGTTGATCGGTTTTCAGATAGGCGCAGAACAGAGCGATTCTCTAGCAATGAATCGCACCCCTAGTGAAGTGGCATATAGTCGTAACCTTATTAGCTAGGGCAAAACGTTTTAAAAGGAATCCGTAATGGTGGATTTTCAAAAGTATTGACGTAATTACGTTGATACTTTTCTGAATGCATCAATGCATTATTTCAAATTAACTGATATGGGGAATATCAAAATGGCTAATACTAAACTAGCAACAAAAAACACCGTTAAATCAACTGAAGTTGCGGAAATCAAATTAAACCGCTCGCTTCTTTCTGTGCTTAATAAGGCGCACAAATCACTTGAAAAGATTAAGATGCATGAGGTTGAAAAACTTCTACCATTGTACGTTCAAGCGGGTGAAGCGTTTAACAAATTGCGTGAAGCTTTCCCAAGCAATAAAGCTTTCAAGGAAGCGTGCGAATTGTCACCTCTCGCATACGTAACCCGACAAGATCGCAATGATTACATGATTTTGGCGAAACGTTGGGAGGAAATTGTCGCACTGCGTGAAGATGGGACAATCACGGCACGCACCCCGCAAACAATCGTCAAGGCACTGCGTGCCCTCGATAAACAAGCTGATGCACCAGAAGCTGAAGCGGGTGAAGGTGAAGGTGCTGACGTAACTACGTCAAAAGAACCTGAAACACTAGCTAAGATTGTCTCTGATCTACTAGCCCGTGCAAACAAAAATGGCTATGACGCTGAGGCGGTAATTGCTGAAGTGCTAGCACAATCTAAATAAATCACTAGGGGGGCGCTAACGCAGTGCTCCCCT